ATGCGCCCTTCTTCCCACTTGCTTATCTGTGGTAGGTCAATCTCATCGCCTATTGTGACTACTTGATCTGGCTTAAACTTTGTGATGAAGCTAGCAAGGTTACGAGTGGCAACCCTGTCATGGTAAGGAACTTGTAAGTCCGATACGACAACGATTCGCTTAATCGTCATCCTCATCTTCGTAGTCACCAAAGCGTTCTGGCTCTATAGGATCAGGCAAGATCCATGCAGGATAGGCTGATCGCTCTACGATAATGCCAAGCACAGTCTCTTCATCAAAGCCTGCACGCTTTAGAGATTGAGCGAACTCATACATTCCAATGCAGTAAGCATCGAGAGCTGAGTAATCTTGCTCAACTAGATTCTTAGTCGCTTTTCTTGCCATAGGAAAATGTTACCTGTCAAGTAGTATGTTATAGATCTCATCGACTCGCGTGTTGAGCCTTTTGATCTCAGACAACAGATGAGTAATTACATAGCCAGACAAGCCACCGAGTGCTGCAATGGTGGCAAGGTAGAGAGTAAAGAAGTCGGACTGTGTCACTTCTTGATGCCCATAGCAGGGTCGTTAGCGTTAAGGTAACGAAGCACCGGTGGAAGAATAGAAGCGATGCCTGCTGCAATGAGAGCTTTAGGATCTGTTACTCCAGCTGCTGCCATTGAGATAACTGCTACTAGGAACGCTCTAGCCCATGAGCCTGCTGCTGTCTTTAGTTCTTTCATTATTCTCCGCCTAACATAGATACTTGAAAAAAAGCCCCGTCATTATCAGCTTCCTTCTTAAAGCTAACATGGCAGTGCTTAACATGTTTGTTAGCCCCTGTGTATTTGCGCCACTTCCAGTTAAGGATCTTGGAGCAGATGTGTCCATCAAAGATGATGTAAGCAATACGCGTGTCTGCTTTTGACTTTGATAAGGCACGAAGTTGATCTGCAAGATCGCCCATAATGTCTGGCTTGGACCCCTTGAATAAGTCACGATCGATGTCGATGGCACGAACCCAGCCTTGCTCATCTGGATTATGATCTGACTTGCGAGCAGCGTGTCTGGTATCACCGATCCAACCATCCGATGTGCGGTCACGATCTGGGAAGGAATCATCAATCTGCTCTCTTAACTGGGAAGCAGCTTTAGAAAGTTTTGCCTTCACTTATAATCCGAGTGCCTTTAGATCGTCAGCAGTTAAACCAAGCGCAGCAAGTTTTGCTTCAGCAGCATTTTTTGCTGTTGCTTTTTTTGCATCTTCTTCTGCTTTCCATGCGTCCCATTGTGCAAAACCCGCTGTGAATTGCGCTTTTGTTATTGGTTCACATTCTAAAAATTGAATACCCTCAAAAGTATCTCCCGAAGCAATGTAACCACCATTCGGAATCAACATGGTTAAAACATCAGCAATTGTTGCCATTATGCACCTATTTCCAAAAGCGTAATTGTTGAGACTCCTGCGTTTGCTTGAACACGAACACTTGCACCAGCAGCTTCTTCCGACTTAAATTGTGTTTTGTATGTGGTTGCGCTGGTTGTTGCTGGACTGTCTAAATATGCTGTTGAGGCAGACGCAACGCCACTTGTTCCGCTTGTTGAGGTATAACCACCTAGACGCTCAAATTCAATTATTGACGAGCCGCCACGCAAAAGTTGAACATGACAGTAATTATCATTGCCAGCTGTCTTGAAAACACCCGCTTGTGAAACAAGACACAATATTTTGCTAGTTGCTGAACTAGGTGTAATTGTGGCTGTCAAACCTGTGTCTGCATAAGAAGTTGTTGAGTTGATAGTTTGTGTTCCATAAGTTGCTGAAACAACTTGCAAGACTTTGCCACCACCGCCTGCTGAGGGAGTTGCCCATTTCAATCCTGTTGCAGCAGTTGAATCAGCCGTTAAGACTTGACCATTTGTGCCTACTGCTAGACGAGCTGGTGTATCGGCTGCCGTTGCAGTGATTAAATCACCTTTAGCGTCTAAAATTACGAGAGGGTCAATCGCACTCCATGTGAAATCCATGTCCGTGTTAGATGCTTTAGCAAGGACTTGACCAGTAGTGCCACCTTTGAGATCGACAAGCGATGCGTCAATAGAATCACCTAGTGTCTCAATGGCAGTTGCGCCATTTTTTACTAAGTCGCTGGATGTTGGAACAGACCAGCCGAAATTGGGTGTAGTAGTTGCCATTAGGTTAAAGCTCCTGTCGCGTTAGTCCAAGTAAGTGTAGCATTTACGCCATACCAATCTAGTGAGGCTGGCAATACTGTTTCCCATTGTGTAGTAGATAGTGAAAAGTCTGTTGCTGAGATGTACAGGGTTATCTCTACAAAACTAGGGGTAGCGCGTAGAGCTACATTCTCGACAAAGCCATCAAATGATCCACCGAATAAGTTGCTTGGTAAGTTTTGGATTAGAATAGGCTCACCAAAGAACACGCCAATAAGGTCGTCAAGCATGGCAGTTGGGATGTCTGGATTGTCAAGTCTAAAGGTAATTGCTCCTAGTGAGCCTCTAGGGTTCTTGCGTAGGTTTAACTCTCTAGAGGCGATGTCAGTGATGTCTGCAAGGTTCTTGATGTTAGAGTCAAATGATCGCTCAAAGAGGCCGTAAGAGGCTATAGAGTCGCTGTCAGAGGTACTGTAGGTTGATCCGTATCCTGTGGAGTAGCGATAGATAAGGCTGTTACGGATGCGAGCAGTCTGAGTTGTGGATTTGATAGAGGCAGGTGTTGCATACGAGCCATCGAGGTTAGTAAAGCCATTTGCTGCAAGATAGTTAGATCTGTGGTCTGCATCGTCATAGGAGACATCTCCATCTTTTTCTTCATAGAGCTGACCTAGTGCGCTGGTAGCAATCTGATCTGCAAGCGTCTGAGACTTGGCAGAAGCACTAGCTGCAAGTGCGATCATTGTGTAGAAGCCTGAGTCAATAGTGCCGATGTAAGACTCAGCGTTCTCCCATGTGACATCTGCTGGATAGGTTGCCCATGTAACTGTTGGAGTTACCTCAGCCCATGTCAGGTTAAGGGCAGAACCGAGAATGGCTGCGATCTGTGCGCCATCTAAACCTTCTGCAAGTGCTGTGTTATAGACAACCTTTGTAAGTTTAGCCAATGAGCCAATGCCTAAGATTGTGCCAGTAGTAATGTAGCCAGATTCTTCGGGGCTTCTAACGCCAATGTTGAAATCTGATACTTCGCCACCGAATACAGTGACATAAGTGCCGCTGCCATTCTTTAGCTCTAAAGTGATTGGCTCTGTGACATTGATGGTGAAGTCTGCCCCAGTAGTGTTGATGATCTCTACTTGACAGTAACCTGCCGTGGCCTGTCGATCAATGTCTAAACGACCAGAGGCAAAGGACACAGAGGTGACAGTCGTATAGACATCATCACCTACTGTAATTCTCCACTCTGGAAGCCATGTCATACTGCTAAGTAACCTCTAAGAGTTCCACGCTGTGCTGCATTAACAAGGACTTGGTCAATAGCCTCAGCGATAGCGTTAGGGTCTCCAACGCCAGTATTTACAATGATGGTGTTGCCTGATCCGTACCCTGCACCTGAGTTCATGTTAGGGCTGTAGCCGCCTAAATCGCCCACAGACTTTTGATAATCAATCAATGACAGGAAGTCTGCATAGTTCTGCATGTCTAGCAAATCTGCAAAAGCATTAGCTCTTGCATTTGCTGCGTCTGCGTATTCGAGCAAAGACTCCGTGGATGCTGCTAAAGCATCTGGCATAGACACAGGAGCAATGTAATCTCCGACTGGGATTCCAGAACCTAGAGAACTGCTCGCTGGAATTGCTGCTTTACTTTGTCCAGTAGCGGCTGCCAGCAAAGCCAGCATCTCTCGTATCTTAGACAAAGCATCATCTAGATTCTTTTGACTAATCAGATCAACAGGCTTTAAGGAGTCAAGAATAGACTTGATGTCTGACAGTTTTACGCTTTGACCAGTAAGAGCAGACAGTGATTTAAGATCTGTATTGAGTTTGTTAGTTGCAGCAATAATGGCTGCTTCATCCTTAGAGGCAATGGCATCTTCTAGCTCAAGAATAGAACGCTTGACATTTAGGCGAGCCACATCATTGGCTACCTGTAATCGCTGTGCGCTAGAAGTGGCTTTGCCCAACGCTTCTGCCTGAGATGTAAGAGCTGCTGCAATCTGGATCTTGTCCATGTCAAAGACTTCTTCACCCTTATTGAGAGCGAGGTTAGCCTTGTCAATTACACCTTGTAGCTTCTTGGCTGTGTTCTGTTTATTGAGAAGAGCCAGTCTTTCTTTCTCGCGCTTGATTGCATCTTTTTCAAGTTTAGCCATCAATTCTTCTTGTTTTTTCTGAGTCAGCGTGAGCTTGACTTCTTCCTTCTTTTGAGGAATTACGACATTTCTGCCGATCTGTGCTCCAGCAAAACCAGAGAAAATGTTTCTTGGTAGGTTTTTAAGATTCTGAATTAAAGTCGGGATAACTCCAACAGTTCTGCCTGCTTGACGCGAGACATTAGCAAGGGCAGTTGCGATACTCTCGATCACATACGCTGCATCGGATGCGTCAGTACCGCCACCTACTAAGGCAAAGGCATCAACTAAACCGCCACCGATAATCTCTGCGGCATTAGATGTCGCAACGCTTAAAACATCAAACTTGTAAGCAGTAGTGTCTAAGTAATCTTCTGCTGCCCCTGCCGAACGCTTTAGAATAACTCCAAGAATCTCATTGAATGACTTAGATGTAAGCTCTGCTCTAGTAAGCCCAGTGTTGTATTTGATAAGTCCTCGGGTGATACCCACATAACCTTTACCAAGATCCTCAGTAACAGTAGCTAGATCAACTCCTGATGCGCGACTAATCGTAATTGCATCATTAAGAAGTTTCTGAGATTGAATTAACGATCCAGTCGTAGTTAATAAACCTTGAAACGCTGGACGAAGAACATCGTCTGCAACAGCTGCCGACTTTTCTAGATTAGCAATGTAGTCTGCAATTTGAGGATTAGCAAAGCCAATGCCTAAGTTTTCTACAGCTGTTGTCAATCGTCTGGCTGCTGCTTCATCTGCTGCAAAGGCTTTGACGGAAGCCTTGCCATAAGCGATGATTGCAGAAGTACCATAGGCAAGACCTACTGCACCTGCTAACTTTTTAACATTGCTGGTTAGTTTCTGAGTTGCTGTGTCCGCTTGCTTGAATGCCTTTTTGCCAGTGAACTCCGCGGCTATGTCAATCTTTACATCGGCTGCCATTATCGACCCCCTACTGACAATCCGCTGCCACTACCTTTAGCGACAACTTTCTCAAAATTAGTTTTAGAGTTTTCTATTGCTTTAATTACTGCTGCTGTGGTTCTGCCTTGATCTTCTGCAAAAGCCCTGAAGATTGCTCGACCCTTCATCTTTTGGCTTGAACGACCGACTGCTCCTTCTTTACGAACATAGGCGTTAGTAATCTGACCACCTAGTGCGTCAATAAATTGTTGTCCTGCATAAGGGTTATTGCTTTTGCCGTAGCCTTTACCAGTGCTAGTCATGTAGCGTTCTTCGCCTACACCTGTATCAAGTCTGCGTGTAGGAATTACTACTTCACGCATCTTGGCTTGTGGTCTGCCTTGTGGATTCTTACGACCAGCAGTTTCATAAATTGCACCTGAAACAGAAGCGTTTTGGATTCTTACTAATGATCTAAAACCAGAACGATTTGGCTTCGAAGGAGTTGTCTTATAGCCAATGCCACGCTTAGCATCAGCTGATGACCAAACTCTATTAGACCAAGAACCCTTTTGATTACTATTAGCCCAACCGCTTAGCGGAGCAGTTGAAGGAATGAATCCTCTGGCTTTAGCAGTTATTGGCTTTAGGATTTTACCTAACTCTTTTTGAGTTTCTTTTGCTAAATCTGGAGTGAACTCTCGAAGAGCCTTACGGAGTTCAACGCCGCCCTTTACGCTTGCTGGCATCGCTGGTCTCCTTTGCTTCATCTTTGAGACCTTGAACTAGAGCATCTAGCATGGTCTTATCTAATTCCAATAAGTGCTGTGGCGCGATTCCCAACCTAATGCTTAGCCTAGCAATTAGATAGGTGAATGGAAGATCGCGCTTTAAGCTAAAGGGTCTGAGTCAAGCACCTCAACACTTTTAAGTGTCTCGATGAACTCAATCCCGAAAGGCTTAACAGTTTCACCTGACCTGCGAGTGACTTCCCATGCTAACCAATAAACATCCGACTGCTTTTCCTCATCGCGAAAAGCCTTGTGAAAACCCTTTTTAGCGTACTGCTCGAACGAATACTCCACTGCTGGAGTGATCTCGCCTTCTAACACGCTTCCATCTGTACGAACGATCTTTAGTTTTGCCATGATTAGCCCCTTTGTTAGTTACTTAGAATGTGCCTGTAGTTGCTACTGCAACTGTTGAGTTAGCAGTAAATGTGATTGACTGTGTGCCAATGTCACCAACAGCACCATTGATGTCTGTTGTGTTATTGACTAGCAATGAAACAGTGTAAAGAGGGTTA